TTGCCTATCATGTTCGGCACCATGCCAGATTTAGTGGCAAGCACCTATACGAGGAGTGCCAAGAGCCGTTTTGTGTCGAAGCACGGGCACTCGGTTTGCCAAGTGATGAACTAGCCGAAGCTCAGGGAGGTGACAAATGAGCGAACGCATGATGGGCTGCCTGCCACGCGAAGTTTCCGCGCCGGGCGATGGGATGTTCCCGATCTACGGCGAAGTGCCCCAGACGCCCCCGCTATTGAGTTGGGACGAAATCGAGGCGGCCGGTACGGACTTGTCGGAACACTTTCGCTGGCACACGATCAATCAAAATCCGCAGAACTCTTGCTGCGCTGCCATGGGCTGTCATATCACAATGGGCATTCGCGAGATACTTGGCGGACATAAGCGAGTCGTGCTCAGTCAAGCGAGTCTCTACGGCCCTGGCAACGGTGGCCGTGATGCTGGGATGCCGATTGACAGCTGCCTTAAGATGCTCCAAACGCAAGGGGCCTGTACGGTCAGCGTAATCGACCAATACGATTGGAAGGGATTCTGGCGGGACAAGTGGCCGGATGGCTGGGAGCAAGAGGCAGCTTTTTTCAAGGCTCTGGAAGCGTTCGACTGTCCCACGTTGCAACACATGCAGAGTGCCGTTGCCTCTGGGTGGCCTGTAGGCTACGGGTGCAAAGGCCACGCCGTGGTGCGTATCGCAAGGCACAAGGATAAAAACTCGTGGGGCCCTGACTGGGGCGAACACGGCGACGGCATTGGGCAGTGGGCGACTGATCGGGAAATCGAACGGGATATTACCCGATACGGTGCCTGGGCGTTGCGCGTGGTGACCGACTCGACGTAAGGTGAACAGTGGACAAGACACGAGCGGAACGTGGGAGAACCACGCTGCCTCATGCGGAGTTGTTGAAGTTAGCAGACCGCCATTCTGCACCACAGGAGTGGTACGATGAGGACTTTGAACTGCCGACGGCGGGAGGTAAGTGATGGCACGAGACCGACAAAGGGTCGACCGGGTACGTGCCTCCGTTGACGAGGCGATGGATGAGTTGCAAGCCCTGGCCGCTGAGGGCAGACAGACACTTGCCAAAGTCGAGCGAGAGATTATCGAGCCTATTGTTGCGGTGAAGAGGCGGATGGTCCAGCGGTTCCCGGTACTGGCGAAGCTAATTGACGACGAAACCGGAGGCCCGGGGAACACGTAATGGATCGTTTCTCCGCGGGGCCGCTAGTGGACAATGACTCTGACTGGCGGTCCCGTGGAGTGGAATACCTCATGCGGGGGCAGAAACCTAAAGGGCCTTAGGTGTGATAGATGGTCAGGCGGCGAGTAGCGAAACGATTCGAGGTTGCCAAACGACGCCGGGCCATTGCCAAGGCATACGTCGAGGGGCGCTCGATGGTGGAGGTAGCACAAGAGTTGGAGGTGAGCTATCCCACTGTGATGCGAGACATCGCGGCCCTCAAGGCGGAAATGAAGGCCCGGACTACCGCAGATATGGAGGAAGCCCGAAGCAACCTACTGATTCAGATTCGGCACACACGCAACGAGGCATGGGCCGGTTGGCGTCGGAGTTGCGAAGACAAGGAAATTGAGTTTGCCGAGAAGACGACAGGTAGAGGGGATGATAGTTCACAAGAGAAGGCCAGCAAACGACGCGAGCGCCAAGCTGGGGACCCCAGCTTCCTCCGTACCGTCCTGGACAGTGTGGTCAAGGAGGCGGGCCTACGAGGACTTGAGCCAGCAAAGCAAACTGTCCTGACTGGACCCGGTGGCGGGCCGCTACGAGTGGCCCCCGGTGAACTACGATTGCAAGAGATGTCCGATGACGAGATTGATGCAGTTAGCTCCCGACTCATTCGACTCCTGCCGGCCGGAGGAAATGGCCAGGCTGGCGGTAACGGGGATACAGGAACTCAGGCGACGCCGGAAGGCACGGACGAATCTACTTGATTTTACGGGCTACACGTTCCCGGCCTATCACATCAACTGGCATCACCGCGTCCTATGCTCCTATTTAGATCGGTTCGTATCAGGTGACCTAGACCGGCTCATCATTAGCCTGCCGCCTCGTCACGGAAAGACGGAGCACGCCTCCCTTCGGTTGCCGGCATACATCCTCGGACGGAATCCCGACGCACAGATCATCGCCACGACGCATACCGCGTCAGGGGCCGCAAGGGTAAACCGCAAGTTGCAACGGATCATCGACTCACCGGCCTATCAGCGGTTGTTCCCTGGCACGCAATTATTCGGCCAGAATGTACGTACCGTGTCCCGCAGTGGTACGTGGCTTAAAAATAGCGAGACATTCGAGGTAGTTGGCCGTGGCGGCGTATACGAGAGTCGGGGCGTCGGCCAAGCCATTGCCGGCTACGGGGCCGATTACCTCATTATGGACGACGTGTTTCGCAAGATTCAGACCGCCTACTCGCCAACTGAGCGGCAGACCATAGACGACTGGTATCTAGGCGACGTATTCCCCCGTCTTGAGCAAGGCGGCCGCATCTTGATGACGATGACTCGGTATCATCGTGACGACCTTATCGGCCGGCGGCTGTTGGAAGACGAGGCAGGCCGCTGGACCGTGGTCAACTTTGAAGCCGTCCGGACGGATGAGCCCAACGTCGATGATCCCCGACAGCCGGACGAGGCCCTGTGGCCATGGAAGAAGACACGGAAAGACCTGGAGGAAATCCGCAACCAGGACCTAACCAAGTGGGCGGCGCTGTATCAGGGCAGGCCGCGACCCGAGGGCTCCCAAGAGTGGCCGGACGCATACTTCGGGCCACACGTCTGGTTTGATGAGTGGCCGTCGGAGCGGCTGATTATGAGCCGTGTGGTTGCTTTGGATGCGTCCAAGGGTCGCGGTGACAAGACGGGCGACTACTCAGCATTCATCAAGCTGGCATGGGTGGCTGGCGATCTATTATACGTTGACTGCGATATGGCGAACGACCGGAACCCGTCATCCATCGTAGAGGTAGGCTGCGAGATTCAGCGGCAGTTTCAACCCCAATACTTCGGCGTGGCCAAGGATTCGTTTGAGGAACTGTTCGAGCTGCTATTTGAGAAGCGGGCCAAGGAACTCGGGATGCACATGCCGACGTACACAGTCCATACTAACGGCGTGCCGAAGCCTGTACGAATACGTCGCTTGACAGAGTGGCTGTCCCGGGGCAAGTTGAGGTTCAAGGCGAACTCGCATGGGGCCCGTTTGTTGGTGGAGCAACTCAGGGATTTTCCCAACGCGGAACACGATGACGGGCCGGATGCCCTGGAAATGGCGACCCGGCTATTGACGGCGATGGCGCACGAACATTGGGACGATGGACTTGGGGACCGGCTGAACGTGTTGGAGTGAACCAATGAAATGACGTAAACACGCGGGCTAGCACGACGGTGCGAACGACGGTTTTCCGAGACCGCCTGCCCGCGTCGATGCTCGGATGGACGATGCGATCGGAGGCGTCCAACGTAAGGCAGTATTATGGGAGACAACGGCCAGACACCGCCGCCTCCGGGCGTGTACTCATACGTGGCCGGCGGGATCATGCCGGCCGGTGATTACCCCCAGGCATTGCCAGCCCTCGATGAGGAACTGCGGCAAGCCGAAATCAACCTTATCAAGGAAGCTACCACGGCCTTGACGGGGAACTATGTCGATCCCGAGGATGCCCTGCGGGGTGCCGACGGGAGGAAATGGGATCTGCTTGGCGCGGCAGACCAAACGCTCAGTAGCGTGATTAGGACCGAGGCCCAGCTAACCGAGGTCCGCAACGAATGCCGGATGCTGGCAATCGGCAACCCGTATGCTATCAACGCCCATGAGAACCGGATCAACTACATCGTCGGTACGGGACACCAGTATCGCGTGGTGTCCAAAAAGCACGTCGAGGCGTCCGATGAGCAGGTGGCCAAGGTTCAGGCGGTGCTTGATGGTTTCACTGATGCGAACAGGTGGCAGCGTCGGCAGGCTGAGATTGTCCGTCGCAAGGATCGTGACGGGGAATGCTTCCTCCGGTTGTTTCCGCAAGCCGATGGTACCACAAGCGTACGGTTTGTCGAGCCGAAGCAAGTGGCATCGCCGAGAAGCCCCCATAACACGTCCCTTCGCATGGGCATCCAGTTTGACGCCGATGACGCGGAGATCCCGGTTGCCTACATCATCGACGGCGAATCGGTTGATGCGGCTGCGATCCAACACCGCAAGGCTAACGTCGATAGCAACGTGCCGCGCGGGCTGCCGCTATTCTATTCGGTGAAAAAGGAACTGGAGAAGATCGAGCGGATCGACCGTAATATGGCGGCGGTGACGGGAATCCAGTCGGCCATCGCGATTATCAAGCGGCACAAGAGTGGGACCCAGGCGGGCATCAAATCGAAGGCGACCGGGGACGCTGATGCGTCGGTTACCAACACACGGACAGGCAGCACGACGTATCACAAGCGGTTCGATCCGGGGACCATCTTGGATGCGTTACAGGATACCGAGTATGACTTCCCGAGTATGCGGGTCAAGCCGGATTCGTTTGTGCCGGTCTGCGAGCACCTTCTGCGGGGCGTGGCGAGTCGCCTGGTCCTGCCCGAGTTCATGCTCACCAGCAATGCCCGGAACAGTAACTACGCCAGTACGATGGTAGCGGAAGGCCCGGCCGTCAAACAGTTCGAGCGGATGCAAGGGGACCTGATCGAAGAGGATATAGAACTGTTGGACAAGGTGCTGGCCCACGCGGTGTCGGCTGGGCTGCTAGAGCAAGAGGCCGTAGACGCGACGATGATTGCCGCGACGGCCCCGATGCTGGCCACCCGTGATCGGCTCAAGGAAGTTCAGGCCGACGAGGTACTCGTCCGCAACGGTGCAATGAGCGACCAGACGATGGCCGAGCGGAGCGGGCTGGATTGGGATAACGAGCAGGAGCGGCTCGATCAGTCGGCCGACCGGCAGGACCCGTATGCGGGACAAGGTTTTAGTCCGGGCCAACTGCCTGGCGGCGACGGAGACAACGCCGAAGAGAGTATCCAGACTCGGGCCATGGCAAGCCTCCTGAAAGAGGTTCAGCGGGCGTGCGTGACGATGGCCGGCATGGGGCAACGTATGACCGAGGCAATTCACCATGCGGACGGCACAACGTCAACGGTTAAGTTGGAGGACTGACATGGGCTTGGTGATAGTGCAAGTTGCCGGCGCCGACGGCACAAAGCGGAATATCTCAGTTGACGAGATTAGCGTTGCCAACGTCTTGCCGTTGCACAAGGTTGCCCTCGGTGCGATCGGCGTGGATGACCGGCCGGTGTCATCTGCAAACCCGATGCCCGTGGGTGTCAGTGATACCGGCGGAGGTGGGCCAGTGTTTCGGCCGGATGAGATACGGCGAGACGAGCGGAAGAAACTGGACGTGGAAGTGCTGGCGTTGATGATGCTGGGGAACGCGAGGTAGGCATGGCAATCCGTGACCGTATCATCGACTTCCGCCGGGTGCCGGCCTCGTCGCTGGCTCCCCATCCAGAGAACTGGCGGACGCATCCCCCGGCCCAACGGGCGGCCATGCGGGCGGTACTCGAAGAGATCGGCTTCGCGGGTGCGGTGCTTGCAAGAGAGAACGGGGACGGGCAACTACAGATGATCGACGGCCACTTACGGCAAGACGAAATGGGCAACCAAGACGTGCCCGTGCTGGTGCTAGACGTGACGGCGGACGAGGCCCAGAAGCTGTTGGCGACGTTCGATCCACTGGGTGCCATGGCGGAGGCCGACGCGGAGCGGCTGGATGCCCTGCTATCCGAAGTCGGGGAGCAAGAGGCGGGGTTGCAAGCGTTGTTGGATTCGCTGGCGGCCCAGCATTCACTCGGCCCGTTGCCCGCCGATGCGGATGGAAAAGAGTTTGACGAATCGTGTGCGGATGATGTGAAGATGCAAACGTGCCCGAAGTGCAACCATGAATTCCCAATCTGAGTTCACAGTAATCTCAACGTTTAGCGGCTGCGGTGGTAGCTCACTGGGCTATCACCTTGCAGGCGGGAAGGTATTGCTCGCCGTCGAGTGGGATGATAATGCCGTCGAGACATACCGACTCAACTTCCCCGATACGCCGATCTATCACGGGGACATCGGCAAGTTGTCCGTTGACGAATGCTGTGAGCAAGCGGGAGTCGAGCCGGGCGAGTTGGATATCCTCGACGGTTCGCCCCCTTGCCAAGGGTTCTCGACGGCGGGCAAGCGTGACTTCGGTGACGGTCGCAACCAACTATTCCGGGAGTTTGTCCGGCTACTTCGTGGCCTCCGTCCGAAGGTATTCGTAATGGAGAACGTGAGCGGGATGGTCAAGGGGAAAATGAAGCTGATCTTCGCTGAGTGCTTGCGGGAGTTGAAGGCGAGCGGGTACAAGGTCAAGGCCCGGTTGCTGAATGCGATGTACTTCAACGTGCCGCAGAGTCGGCAGCGGTTGATCTTCGTTGGGGTACGGGAGGATTTGGGGATTGAACCGGGGCATCCGAAGGGCCTCGGGCGGCTAGTTACAGTAGAACAGGCTATAGGCCATTGCCCGCTTGGTATACCAGGAGAACACAAACCGCAAGTAATTGATGCTTGGTATCGGTCTCAGCCAGGCCAATCACTCAGCAAAGCTATTCGCTTCGTAGGGTCCTTTCAGTCAGTACGCCTTGATCCACACCGACCGAGTATGACGCAAACAAAGTGCCATCGCCACTGGCATTATGCTATCCCGAGACAATTGACGGATACCGAGGCCGGCCTCTTGTCAAGCTACCCTGAAGATTATCAGTGGATTGGGAGCAAGCAGGACAAGACAGCACGTATCGGCAACAGCGTCCCCCCCAACTTCATGAAGTGCATCGCGGAATATATTCGAGACAATATCCTTGCGAAGATCGAGATCCCGACCCCGACGCTTTGCGAAACGTGACAAACCCAACCCAAAGGAACCGAACGATGAAACAGATGAGACGAGCGGTATGCGTAGTGATCCCCGAGTCGATGGAAGACGCCATCCGATCCAGTAGACTCCAGGGCGGTGCGGGCTTGACGATTGCCGGATGGGAGAACCCGGTTGGCCGACACGGGCTACTCGTGCGGCTCGAAGGTGACTTGCCGGCGAAGTACGCCCCGGAAGTCGGCAAACTGATTGAGGTGGTGCCCCACGTTATCGCGAAGCAACCGAACGGACTCTTGCGGTTGATGCCGGCCTTCCTAGCGCCGAAGCGCGAACCGAGTAAGCCAGCGGCAATGAAACCGAAGCCAGAGGCCCAACCATGCGAGGCGTCGTCACAGAAATGACGGGCAGGCTGTTTGCTGGATTCATGGCCGGGCGGTATCGCTGGCCGCCCGACACTGAACCGACAGCGGTACTTGAGGAGGTCTGCCGTGACCGGGTATTGGTTCGGTTGGCTGGTGACGGGCTGCCGGATAGTGTGCTTGACGTGCCGGAGGGCGGTTGTTTTCCGTGGGGCAAACTGAGGTTGGATGACGAGGGGCAAGCGAGATTTGTAGGGCTGACGTGATGGGTAGACGATCGTGGCGATGGGAGTGCTTCTTTCTCTCTGTGGGGATCGTGGCAGTCTGCGCGGTGGGCTTCGTTGCGGCGAATGCCGTCTCGGTTTGGGTAGCCATCCGCATTCTCCAGTCGATGGGGGTTGTGCCATGAAGGCAGAGAAGCCCAGCGAGAAACTGAGGGCCCGACAGCAAGCCCGGCCGGCGAAGGAAGAGCGCGTCCTGCGCCGCGGGGACCGTGCTGTAGACGCTTGGCTGGCCTCGTATCGCGACGAGTTGGCCCGGCTTGCAATCAGGGGCATGCGGCTTCCACGGGCCGCAGTGCCCGCCCTGGACGATATTCTGCGGCGTATGGCGAATGACGGCTCGCTGCTAATGCACCAACTGCTCTCGGATATGTGGGGCTGGGCGTGGCCGAACGTCACGGGCGACTGGATTGCCTCGGTGCCGATGCGATATTGGGTAAGACGGGTGACGCCGGTTGATCGGCTCGCCGTAGAAATCAACACTGCTACCGGACGGCAGAACGCCGTTTCGGCTGGCGTCGCCCTGCTAGAACAGTTGCCGCTGCCCAGTCCGATCGACGTGGAAATCGGCCTGCAACAAGTGATCGACGGCACGGCCAAGGGTGCGGAGGCTCGCGAGATTATCCGGCGTATCGAGTTCCCGAGCCCGACGCCACGGCAGGTTGAGCGGATTCTGTCGGCTACGAACGCGGAGGATGGCCTGTCTGCCATGCGGCGGATCAAGACGGTAATCAAGCCGGACTTGCTGAAGGTCCGGCGGATGATGGTTGCGGCGTTCTCAGCACCGCAAGAGGAGTACGCATCGGCCGTACAAGGGCTATTTCCGCAGTTGCGGAGCGTGTTCGCCAAGTACCCTCGGGGGCCAGAGAAGGGCCCGTGGCAGACGATCAACTACAAAGCCCGGCGAATAGCCAGGACGGAGGGTCGGCGTGTTGCGGCCGCAGCTGCCGAAGAGGCGGCAGACCAGGTTGACGATCTAATCGGGGCGAAGATTATCAGGACTTCCGAGGATGCCAATGTCCGGGATGAGCACCGGGCCCGATGGTGGCCGGCGAAGACGTACCGCAAAATCGGGCCGGGGCGGTATCAGGCGGCAGATGGGGAAATGTGGCCCGGGCCGGGACCCTGGGGACCGAACTGCCGGTGTACGTCAGAGGACGTACTTGACGATGAGCTGATTGCCGGCGGGGTTGTGCCGGATAAGCCGGATGAGTCATGGAGCAAGAAGGAAACAAAACAGATCGATTGGGCCGTACAGCAAAGCTTGAGCCCTAAGGCGGTGGAAAAACTGGCAGCACAACTGAGACTTGATAGTGTCCGCAAGGCAGCCTTTTTTCGGCGAATCGATAAGCTACAGTCCGCCAAGCGACATCAGGCCAAACTCGCACGCCTAAAAGGGCAAAAAGAATGGCAGGACTACGCGGCGAAATACAAATACCGCTTTGAAGGAAGGCACCGAGAAACCCTATCGCGGCTAGCAGACAAGATCGCATCTGATCCCGATTGGGAGGCTGAATTCACGCATGTCGGCAGTAGTTATTTTCGACATAAACCAACGGGAAAGCGGCTCCGAATTTCCGATCACCCGAGCGTGGGCTACCAGGGGCAACTAGCAGATATCAAGATTGACCCAAGGAACCTCGGTAAGGCTACCTCGGTGATAGCCGACAAGGTGGACCAATAGGCACGGCACCCGATTCGAGCCGATAGACCCCCCCCGCCTGACGGGGCAACCACAGGAAACCGCAAAAGACGGGTTGACGGCGAATGAGCAATGGGGATAGATTAGAGAAGAATGGCACGACATTGCAGGTGGCCGTCCTGCTATTCACCCGGGCCGTGTCGGAAGCGTTGGAGGCTGGCAGCCGGGGAAGCGTGGCCGTTACGGTTCAGATCGGAAACGGGAGTATCACGAAACCAGAGCTACAGCGACGGGAGTTTCCACCGATAGACTGACGACAATCTGACCGGACCACTTGAACGCACAAAGCCCGGCCCTGGTTTTCACCAGGAGCCGGGTTTTTATTTGGCGTGAGCGGATTGGTGGCACTTACGGCAAAGCGGGACAACGTCGAATCGATTTCGTTTCAGACATTCGCCTAGTCCCGAGGATGATTGTGGTAGCCACATTGTACCGCATAGCCTGATTTAGGGGAAGAGGGCTTTTTTAGACAGGAGGGATTGACGATGGCAATCGCCACGCTCATTGAGGCAGTGATGAAAACTGAGGACGGGGCAAGCTACCCGGCGGCAGCATTCGCCTTCGTGCCGGACCCAGCAAAGCCGAGCGGCTGGAAGCTGCGGCTCTGGGAATCACCCGAGAAGAAGGTCACGGCCCGGCAAGTCGGCTTGGCCGTTGCAGCGATGGGCAAGGGCTTCCGCGGCCAGAAAGTGGCTATTCCTCCCGACGCCATCAAGGCCGTTAAGGCGAAGGTGCGGGCAGCGTGGAAAAAGGCGAACCCCGGCAAGTCGGCAGACCAGGTTCCCGATTCGATTCGAGAGGATGCCAGCAGTGACGGCACGGAAATGCTTACTGAGTTTGTCAATTCTCATGGTGTCCAGTTGGGCGTCAACCGAGAATCGGGCGTGATTGCCGGCGTCAAGCTACTGGGCACCGAATCGAAAAACGGCCGGACGTATCCGAAGCAAGTTATCGCAGAGGCGGTGGCGAAGTACGACGGGGCAAACGTCTTCGTCAACCATCCGCCGGTCGGCAAGGAAAACGGTCCGCGGGATTACCGCGACCGTCTGGGTGTGATTCGCAATCCGGTAGTTGGCAACGGCTCGGACGGGCTGTTCGGCGATTTCCATTTCAACCCAAAACACGCTCTTGCTGAGCAGGTCACATGGGACGCTGAACACGCTCCGGAAAATGTCGGGTTCTCTCACGTCATTCAGGGCAAGACGGTCTGTCGGAACGGCGCGACGGTTGTCGAGGAAATCACGCGGGTTGTCAGCGTCGATCTTGTCACCAGCCCAGCCACGACGCGGAGCATGTTTGAGGG